AGCATTGGACACTGATCAAATATTTGAAAACTACAGATACGAAATGGACAGTTATATTTTTAGTCCCATGGCCAGTTTGTATTCCATGGATCGTGTGCGCTATGACTACAGTCAATGGTACCGAGACAATCTGCCCGATGATACTGAACTACACAACATCAACCTCAACGAAGGCATGATTGGCAAAGTGTGGCTGATGGGGCATGGACAACACAGCGCACATGTCAAAAACAGTCAGGGCCACAATCTTATCAATCACATAGGTGAATATTTTGTTGGCCGTCGCATACTGCCCAACGAGCCAAATGCACATCTGTTTGCTCATTTTGACCCAGAAACTCGCTACAACAGCCGAGACGGCAGTCAATACGATTGACATCATTGTTAGAATCTGTATAATTACAGTGTGATCGTGAGCAAATGGCAAAGCTCCCAAGGACCACCGCGGGGAATGGATACGGATATAATCATGTATCTTTGTAGGTTCGAATCCTATCGATCACATTGACACAGCCATTAAAACCCAGTATAATGTAATAAATCATACACACTTGATATAATAAATAATCGTACACAAGGAGTCTTTTATGCCAGCAAGAAAGCCAAAGTTTGATTGGTCTTTGTTAGACAGGTATGCTCTCTACGATTATTTCCAACAAATCAAGGATCAGATTGTAGGCCAAGTTCTTGCTCCTGATGAATTTCACAAAATAGTCAGTCGTCATATCAAACGTCAACTGCCAGTGCGTGTGGCCAAAAAATATGATCTAGCAGTACAAGACAACTGGGTGTGGGTGGGTGGCACTTATTTCAGCGACTACGATGAACGTAAACAAAAATGCATCCAGGTTGACATTGTCTACAACATGTTGGATGAACACATCAACTACAATCGTGCTAGATTCAATAGATTTTGTATCACACTTTCCGATGTGATCTTGCATGAAATAATCCATATGCGTCAATATCGCAGACGCGGTTGGAAGATGTTGCCAGACTATGCCAGCACAGCTGAAAAAACTGAACAGCGTAATCAACAAAGCTATTATGGCTGTACTGATGAAATAGATGCCTATGCGTTTAACATAGCCTGTGAACTACTGCGTCGATTTAAAAATGATCAAACAGCGGTGGAACACTATCTCAGTATAACTCCAAACCGTAGAAGTGTTGCATCACACAGTTTAAAAAACTATCTCAAAGCATTCAACTGGGACTACGACCATCCCATAATCAAGAGATTGAAAAGTCGTACCATAAGATATTTGCCCAATGCCATAATCGGTAAACCTTACAGAAATCGAGACTGGATCAACCATTGACAGTTAAATAACACTATGTTAAAATAGTGTTATGACATTTAAAACTCATACCAGCACTATACGCACTCTCAAGCCAAGTGATCCTAATTTTATAATCACCGACGGACTAATGCAGGCACCTCGAGCAGGGATTGAAATTAGTCATCGATGCCCAGAAAATTATCAAGATTTGATTCAGGAATGTATCAGGCACGGGTGGCTCAAACCTGTAGCATATATGACAGAACGAGAATTGTTGTTTATAGGGTTGACTAAATGAGTAATACTATGAATATGCCAGGCACTGCGGGTGGTGCTAAAATTATTTGGAAAAATACAAAAATGGAAAAAATCGGAATCATAGGGCTAGGATTTGTGGGCGGTGCCGTTAAGAATTCTATGGAAGATCAATCATGGGATGTGGAACTGGTATGTGTGGATCCTGCCAAAGGCTACAGTGGCGCATACACAGATATCTTGGAATGCTCAGGTGTGTTTGTTTGCGTACCAAGTCCACAAGACGACGATGGCAGTTGTGATACCAGTATACTGGAAGATGTTTTAAAGAATTTAAAAAGCATTGGATACACTGGAGTGATCATCAGCAAGTGCACAGCACCTCCCGAAGTGTACACAGAATTGAATCAACAGTATCCCAATCTAGTACATGCCCCAGAGTTCCTTACAGCGGCCAATGCCAACCAAGATTATGTAAATGGCAAGTTCTCTATCATCGGGGGACGAGTGAGTGCTTACATGCGTGAAGCTGAACGTATCGTACGCATTGGTCAAAAAAATCTCATGAACAATGTCAGCTACTGCACCATCGCTGAGGCCGCATTGGCCAAATATACCATCAACTGCTTTATGGCAACCAAGGTTATTTTCATGAATGAAATGTACAATCTTGCTACCAAGATGGGCTGTGATTACAAGGCCATTGCTGATATGGCCATGATGGACAGTCGCATTGGTCTTAGCCATATGCAGGTACCCGGGCCTGATGGCTACTTTGGATTTGGTGGTGCCTGTTTCCCCAAAGATACCAGTGCACTATTAAAAATTGCCGAAGGTCAGAACATTGACATGAGTGTGTTGAATGCCGCGGTAAAGAAAAATACTCTATTGCGGTTGACAGAATCTAAATAATATCATAAACTAAACAAATGGCAATCCCCTGCCTTAACATCGGAGAATAATAAATTGGCAAAAACTAAAAAAGAAACAGGGCTGAATGTAATGTCCGGCGACGGCGGCTACCAAGAAGCATCACTGGCAGATGTGCTACGTTTTAAAATGCGGCGTGATGGCAAGAGATTCTGGGCCAACGACAACATCAGCGAATATGTTGACAGCAATGTTATTAGAGAACAACTGATCAAAGAAGCCACCGTGGCATTTGAACAAGTATTAAAGACCTTGCTGATCGACACAGATACAGATCCCAGTAGCAAAGGCACTGCCAAGAGATTGGCAAAAATGTATATCACGGAGGTGATGAGTGGAAGATACGAACCTGCCCCGGACGCAACAGCGTTCCCAAATGATTCGGAGGACCGTTATGACGGTATGTTGGTTGTTCGTAGTGAGCTTCGCAGTATGTGTAGCCATCATCACCAACCTGTTTCTGGCGTTGCCTATATTGGCATTATTGCCGCGCAGAAACTTATCGGACTCAGCAAGTATAGCCGAATCGCCCAATGGTGTGCCCGACGCGGTACTCTCCAGGAGGAACTTTGTAATGACATTGCTAAAGAGATCGGAAAAGCCACTGGCGCAGAAGACTTAGGCGTGTATGTTCAAATGACACACGGTTGCTGTGAAAATCGCGGCATTATGGCACATTCTAGTTTGACTCAGACATCTGTGCTCAAAGGTGCATTCAAAGATGACTCCGGTACCAAGAAAGAGTTTTTTGACAATATCAAACTACAACAAGAGTTTGCTCCCCGTTGAAAGTAGCATTTTTTATCTCGTCAGTGATCAATGTAGACGATTCGGCTGGAAATAATTTTACATATTCCAGTCGACGTACATTCTTTGATCAAGAAGAAAGATATCGTCAGACTCAGTTTACTTTGGCCAGTCTTAGATTGGCCTATCCTGGTTGCATGATTTACTTGTATGACTGTAGTCGCAATCCTGATGAGTACAGAGAGCGATTTGCCTACATGGGCACAGACAACTTTCGATACATCAGCATACAAGAACTAGATCCCGAAACCAACGAAATATGTAGAACACACCCAGCCAAAGGCTACTGTGAAGCACTGTGTACCGAAGTGTTCTTGAAAAACTACATTGATGAATTACGTGAATACGACTATATTGTCAAAATCAGTGGACGTTATTTTTACACCAGTTTTGATGCCACAGTGTTGAACGAACAAAACAAGAACAGTTTTTTAAACAAATACATCAGAGTTTGGGATTGGCAACCTCATTGGAACTATCCTGAAGAACTCAATCGCAATGGATACATGCACTGGGCTCCGAGTCAAACTTACGCAGTAGGGCAAGGACAGATTGATAATTACTATAGAACATATTTTAATATAGCAGACTGGTACAGACAAAATCCCAGCATAGGTGGTATTGTTGATTTTGAAGCTATATTTTATCATGTACTATTAAGTCATTTTCCTATTGTTGAGGTACCCTGGCTCACCGGAGGCTGGGGAGGCTCCGAAGGAGATTACTCCGAATGGTAATATTTTCGCATCTTTTGAACAAATCTTTGGTTGCTTTCTCAAAACAAAGAGCGTATACTAAAGACATGTTCGAAGAATTTAAATCTTCAAACTATAATAAAGGACATCATGAAGAACAAAGGTAAACTCAATATTCCAAGCCGTCCAGCAATGGCACAGGCTCAAAGACCAGCGGCACAACCAGCAGGTCAACAGTTTTCTCCTAACGGACGTAAACCCAGTATTATGATTGCTGTTCCATCAATGGAAATGGTTAATGCTGAGTTTGCACAACATTTGGCCATGGCTGCCGCCAACATGGTGGCCAATGGAATCAAAATCAACTGTGCTTTTAACATTGGTTCAGTGGTAACAATCGCACGCCGTAATCTTGTTGACATCTTTTTGAAGTCAGACTTTGATTATATTTGGTGGGTTGATTCTGACATGAAGTTTCCTATTGACGCTCCTATGAGATTGTTGGCTCGCAACAAAGAAATCGTGGGTGCCAACTATCGTCGTCGCCGTTTCCCAAATCCCAACTTCACAGGCATGAGCGGCAAGGCTGGTCAGTTCACAGAGTTTGTGACCACAGACAACAGCCCAGCCATGGAGTTGATTGATGTATTGCCACACGGTATGGTGTTGTGCAAACGTGAAGTTTATGAGAAAGTTCCACAGCCACACTACTTGCAAGAATACATTCCAGAACTCAATCTTGAGATTGGTGAAGATATTTACTTCTGCCAACAAGCTCAAAAGTCTGGATATCAAATTTGGTGTGATCAAGAACTCAGCAGAGAAATTGCACACATTGGAATCTTCCACTTCAACTATAATCTTAGTGTACCACAGTAAAGGCGTTAAAAATGTATGAGTCAATAGAAATTCGCAAGGTTCGTAATGGCGTTATTGTGACTCTACGCAATGACGAAGATGAAGACCAAGAGTATGTTTACGATACCGATCGCAAGGCGATTAAATTTGTCAAAGATCTCTTGGAATCAAAACAAGAAAAACAACCTAGTACAATATAATGTCTATTAAAAAATCATACAAAATCCAAGACACGGTATGGATTCACGGTATCAGCAGGCTTGATAACAAACTTACTCAAGGCACTGTGATACATAAATTCAACATTGATGACGCAGGATATGATCCTGAAACAGTTTATTATGTGATCGAAATCCCTACCGCAATTGAACCTTTGTTGGAAGTAAGAACCTGGCATACCATCAGTCAAGACGATCAAGGACCAGTGGGCAGTTTACGTGAAATCTATGAAGAACACAATCCCGAATCTACCAAAAAAATGTTGAGTCAAACAGGCGTGAACTACGACTTAAACGAAGACTATGAGTTTCCTGATATTGAAGAGCCTACCGCAGAACAAATACATGCTGCCATAGAGCGCAGTAGCAAGGAAGGTGTTCACAGTGCCTTGATTCCCAAAGAAGTCAAGAGTAAACCTAGATATAGATCACGCAAGAAAAAGACCGCATAATGGATCCTTGGAAAAACGTTTTGAGATCTTTGGAACCGGCCTACGATGAGTTAAAATATTTTATGGAAAAAGGACCTCGAGTAATTCCAGAGTTGGATCACATCCGTACAGGTTGGAGAATAACCTTGAAGGAAAAATTCAATAGGTCCATTGATTACAACGTGATAGAGTTTGATAATCTAGACAGCAGTGTTGAATGGACCTGTAAACAGTTGGAAGACTGGCCTGATGTTAATCGAACAGCCTGGGACATGTGGCTGTTCAAAAACAAAAGCGATGCTGAAAAATTCATGACAATGTTTTATCTATCGTGGGACAAATAAAATATCAATGTCGCGAACAAGATGGACAAACTGTGGTTGAAGAAATTCATCGAGCAGTTGTACATACTTTTCAGATGAGCGATGTTGATGATCCGGATCTATATGCCGCGGACCCGTTGTGGCGATGGCAAGAAAGTGATCCAGGACAGTTTGTGATGCAACATGCCGTAGAAACACCCGAGTGGCATCGGCAAAATGATTTTACACATCTTGGTTGGAGATATGTTATAATAGCCAAACTAGAAAAGAAAAAATTATCAGAATTTTATCTAAGATGGGGAAGACCAAATGGAAATAATTAGACACGCTGAAACCTGCACAGTCACGGTAGGAAGTCGCACTGTGGAAGCAGTGGTGGATCAGTTTATTTTTGAACGGATACTAGATGTGGTGCTGAATAAAAGTGTAAAGCTCAAAATGAAATGGAATGGTAGATGCTATGAAGGCCGCAGTGCCGGTATGGACATTGAAAGTTCAGGACCCAAAATTACAAAAACACAAACTGGTATTAGAGGATAATATGAGAAACAACTACTGGTCGTGCTCAAAACTAGCCAACTGGATTCGCGGTACTCCTACACTGACCGCAGGCACCAGCGAAGAATGGCACGAGTGGGAAACTCAGGCCCGTGCCGCACATCCTGTACGCTATTGGATTGCTGAAGAAGTGTTGGATTCTGTACAAAATTTTATCAACTATCCCCTAGACCGATTAAACAATGTTAGATATTATATCAACAATCGGTGGGTCAGTCGTAGCCACGCTCTTACTGCACACCCTCGAGATATTCGTCCCGGACAATGGTCGGATGTGGGCAATCGTTTTTTACCTTGCTTATTTAATGAGCTTGTGGACTTTGTTGAAATCGAACAAGCGTGGCA